TTAGATCCCAGAATGAAAGCAAGAATTGACGATCCATCGTATGAAGGTGGCTGTCTTAAGCTTAGAAACGCAGTTTTAACTTCGCAAGGCTCTGCTTTCCGCAGACCAGGAACACTATTCGTTGACTCTCTATCAGCCTCAGACGTTGATGAGGTAAGGTTAGAGTCTTTTATATTTTCTGAAACACAAGAATACTTGTTTTGTTTTGAAGTAGGCAAGTTAACTGTATATGAAATAAACAATACTACTGGAGCTACAACAAAAGTAGGATCTTCTGTTACTACATATACACTAGGATCATCAACACCAACACTTCCTATAACATCTTCTAATATAAGAGAGTTTACTTTTGCACAGCAAGGAGACACTTTTATTATATGTCACAATACATTTACTCCTATTATAATACAAAGAGCAAGTGCTACAAGTTTTACAGCTAAAGCTTTAACATTTAAAGTTTCTTCTAACAATGAGGAAACATATCAACCTTACACAAAGCTGGCAGATAGTGACGTAACAATATTACCTAGCTCCAATATTGGATCAATTACACTAACTGCCAGTGAATCTATTTTTACATCAGAATGGGTAGGCGAGTCAATACAGTGGCATGGAAAGGAAATATTAATATCTGCTTATACTAGCGGAACTGTAGTAACTGGTACAGTTAAAGACAGACTGGAAATTGAATTAGGTCTTAATCCTTTCCGCTCTATATCTGGTACAAATACAGTAGAGATAACATTAGTTAATCATGGATTTGCAGCTGGAGATAAAATATCTTTAGAAGGATTTGCTGGAGAACCTGGTCTTATCAATAGGTCTGGATTAAATGGTACATTCCAAATAGGTCGTATTGTTAATGATGATGCGTTTATGATTCAATCTACAACAACCACAAACCAAACTGTTAGTCCATTTGGATTTTTCTTTACAGGAGCTTATACCGCAGCTGGAGGATTTGCTGTTGGTGGCGGAGCTATATCAGGATGGGCCACATACAATTCTGACAATGAAGTAGCTGGGTATACAGGAACTTCTGCTAATACAAACCCTAACGGCAATGGATCAAGAGACTTTGGTGGTGCTAGTATTAAGATAACTGGTGCAGACTTACCTCCTTCTAGGTCATGGAAGGAACAAGCATTTGGAACTAGGAATAAATTTCCAAGAGCAATTACGTTTCATCAAAATAGATTATGGTTTGGTGGTACAACCAGTCAACCTGATGCTTTATTTGCGTCACAATCTGGTGACTACTTTAATTTTGACGTAGGTACTGGAGCAGCAAATGATTCAATACAAACTATACTAGCGTCTGACCAACTTAATGAAATAAACCATATTGTATCTAACAAAGGTTTATCTATATTTACAAGCGGTGGTGAGTTTGTTGTGTTACAAGAAGCTGGTACACCATTAACACCAACTAACATACAAATAGAAAGGATAACAAGTTATGGATCAACCAGAGTATCTCCTTATATGTGTAATGGTAATACTTTTTTTGTCCAAAGAAATGGTAGGACTATACGAGCTGTTGAAACGTCAGGTCAAAATGCGTTTGTACCAGCAGACATTTCAATACGTTCTAGTCATCTTATTAACAACCCTATTGACTCTAGCTCTTTTAATGGCTCTAACACAAGACCAGAGGAGTTTATTTACTATGTTAACGCAGATGGAACTGTTGGAGTATTTCATACTGTTATAAGTGAAAGCATAGCTTCATGGGTACTATGGGATAATACAGATCAAACTCCAGGACAAAACGGTTATTTAAAAGCAGTTAAATCAATATCATCTGTAAACGAACATTTGTTTTGGGTTACACAAAGAGAAGGTTTAGGAACACAAATAGAAAAATTTACTAACTTTGATGAGTCAGATATAACAAAAGAAAATTACTTAGATGATGCTGTTGCTGTTACTGTTTCAAGTAATCAAACTATATCTGGTATTCCTAGTCATTGGCATAACAGAACTGTTCATGTTATAAAAGATGATGGTAGTTACAGAGGTACTCAAACTGTATCAGCAACAGGAACTTTAGATCCAGTTGCATTAAATTTAAAGTATGAAACAAGTGAAGTTTTTGATAGAGCATATATAGGGTATTCATATTTCTTGAACATAGAAACTATGCCAGTAGACTATGCTTACACAGGAGGTTCGTTGACTGGTGGTAGAAGAAGAATAGCCAGAGTAAACGTAGAAACAGAAGGATCGTTATCAATGTCAGTAAATGGTAAAGAACTATTTAACAGAACAACAGCAACAGGGTTAATACAACAAGATCCTAAAAGAGTTACTGGTAGGCAAGACTTTAGAGTATTAGGTTATTCTAAAGATCCAACAATAGTTATTAAACAAACACTACCAAACTCTTGTGGTGTGTTACAGCTTAGTAGTGAGGTAACTATATAATGGCAATAGATATATTAACAGCAGTATTAATTGGATCAAGCACAGGGTTACAAGCTTTAGGAGCTTATACATCTGGTAAAGCAGCACAACAATCTCATAAAGCTAAAGCACAAGAATTAAAAATAGCTAACGAAATAGATTTAATAAACGCATTAGCTACTGAAAATGCAACAATTCAAGCACTAAATGACAACACAGCTTTGAACTTAGCAAGTACATCTGGTGGTGAATCTGCCATGGCATTTATAGAAGATCAATCAAGAACAACAGCTATTGATGTTAAAAGATTAAAAACTAATACATTATTAAATAGAGACTCAAAAAGAAGATCTATTAGGTCACAGTATCAAGCTGGTAGCATGGCTAGAAAAGGATCACTATTAGAAATTGGAACAGCTTTAGTTGGTGGTGGCATTGATTATAAAACATTGGGTAAATAAATGGCTTTAAAAAAAGTAACAAGTTTAACAAGTTCAATAGGCAACATTAGTGTTGGAACAAGTGATATAGGCTCGACTGCTTCTGCAAGTTATTTTGGTTCTGCTGTATCAAATGCTGGTAAAAGTTTACAACAAAAAGTTAGACAAAGTATTGCTACTCAAAACAGTTTTGAATCTGATCCAGAATACAAAAGATTTAAAAGTAAAAATACTATATTAAGCCAAGTTAATACTGCAGATGGGATAGCAAAACAAATAGAAAATTGGAATAATCAAATAACATATGCACAAGAATCTGGTAATGAAGATATGCTTAAAAGATCTATTAGTGATTTTGAAGCACAAAAAGAAGTTTTTGCTGCAAGAGAAACTAATGCTCTTCAAAATACAGCAATAGCTAACATTACTAATAACGCTGTATCAAGAATAATGAATCAAGAAGAAATTTTAAATAAAGATCCAGGATTATTTTTTACAGCTTTAGAAACAGAAGGTTTAGACTTTGGTCTTTTATACTCTAATAAAGAATTAAAAGAAGCTTTAGCTTTAAATGATGAACAATATGATGATTGGCTTCTAACTAAAGCAGCAAGAGATCTTGATAAAACATTAAATAATAAAAGAATAGCATCTTTAAAAAAATACAATGAAAATCAAGAAAAAATACAAATGAATGAAAATAAAAACAATTTTAAAATACAGCTACCTGATTATTTTAAAGGAAAATTAGATGAAGAAGCATCAGTTACAAACAATTTACAAAATTTAAAACAAGCTTATATTGATACAGTAGAAGGCAACGGAATCTATAGGCCAGAAACTCATGGAACTCTTGATATAACAACTTTAGATAGAGAATATGGTTCACAATTATCTGATCTTATTGTTAGCTATGCTACTAGATCAGAAAAACCAGAAGAAGCTTATAATATAATTACTAATTTCTTAGAAGAAAGAGAAGGAAGTATAAATTTAAACGGTCAAGATATTACATATAAAGAATTTACAGAATTTCTACCAGAAAATGTTGAAGAATCTTTAATAGCTGATATTAAAAATAATGTAAGTGTTGCTCAAGGTAACTACTTAAAAAATAAACAAAATGAAATTATGACTAGTGGCGAAAATGCAAATAGAAATGCTTTGAGTTATAGTGTTGTAGATGCAAGAACAAAAGAACATTTAGAAAAATTACAAGTTTTAATTGCTGAATCAAATCTTCCTACTGAGCAAGTTATGATGGAAATAACAAATATAATAACATCAACAAAAGTTGGTGATTTTTCTACTATGGGTGTTGTTACTGAATCTATAGCTAGTTTTATAATTGAAAAAGCTTTAAGTGGTACTGCAGAAGATTTTAACGCAACAATGGGATTACTTCAAAGCTCAATGAGATTTTCAAGGCAACAAGGTGTAGAATGGAATTTTGCATCTGTTGGCAATGATGGAAAAATACCAGCTGATATAAAAAAATTACAAGATATTTTTTACAAATGGAATCAATCATCCTTTGTTGATACAGCTGGTGTTGGTAATGATTTGGCAAATGTTTTTTCTGAAATAAAAATGGGCGATTATCGTATTAATGTTTTTAATCCTGAGCTTGGCGACACAGGAATGGGAAGGATTGCATCAAGTGCAGTAGAAACAATATATGATGATTATGAAAATAAACTTTTAAAAATGACTACTGATAGATTTTTTGGTCCTAATTTTGAAAAATTAAGAACAGATTTAAGTACTGAAGAATTTAGAAATCTTATTAGAACTAACTCAAAATTAAATGGCTACATAAAAGAACAAGTAGAATACAGATTAAAAAATAATATTCATGCAGACTCACCTAGTGAAATAATAGATAAAGTTGTAAACGATATAGAAAACAATTTTGTTTTTGCTAGTGTTGCATCTGGAGGATTTATTACTAAACAAGAAGCTACATACATGAATACTTTAAATTTTGAAGAAGATATAAAAGATTTAAAATTACAATTAGATAATAGAGTTTTAAATAATATAGTTTACACAGATGATAATGATAGATCAGCAACACTAAGAAAAGAAGATTTTGAATTAGGTAAAAATATATTTATAGAAACATTTGCAGAAGGAATTGATAGTAGTACTGGAGAGGTTATTTATGAATTTGTCTACACTTATTCTCAAAATAGTGGTGGAATGAGTATGCCAATTAAAGATAGCGATGGTTTAATAATTGTAAGTGAAGCAAGACTTCCAAAACAAGATACGTCAAATTTAACTATTGATGAACTTAATGAAAGAAAAAAAAGAAATGACTCAAGCGAAATAAATGTAACAGGAAGTGCTATTAATCCTGCTGGATTTGGAAACTTTTAATGGCAATAATTGATAACAATAAAGAAAGAAACATAATATATACTAACGCTGATAGAAATGATAATTCTGTTTATAGTGCTAGAGAATATGATGAATCTAATTTTTTTGAAAATTTGTCAGATGTTTTTGAAAATCATTTTTGGGATGAACAATTTACAGAATTTAAAGCTTTAGGAAATACTGATCCTAATTTTAATTTTGGAGAATCTGTTTCTGAACTTTATCCTGACCTAGTAAACAATGATAGTTTTATAGAAAATTTAAGTAGAGCTAATAGTGTAGATCAGTTAAAGGTTCGTGGAGATAACATAAGAAGTAATTTACAATCAAAACAAAATCTAAGTCATGCAAATTTTGGCTATCATTTAATGATGGATATGTTGGCTTATACAGTTTCAGATCCTTTAATGCTTACTCCTATTGGTGCTAGAAAATGGGCGTATCAACCATTAAAAAGCACTTGGTATAAATATGGTGCAACAGGCATGGCAACAATAGCACCTTATGAATTTGCTAGAGTAAGTGCTAATCCTATTATAGATCCAAAAGAAGCTTTATATACAATACCTACAGCTGGTGTTTTAATGAGTGCTGTTGGCCCAGCATTAGGTAGAATTTTTAAAGGTGTATTAGACGATAAAGCTGTAAAAGAAATAGTTGAAGATACTAAATGGCAAAAACCTTTTGATAATAATGATTATCTTTCTTTAAAATTTAGAGCAAAAGATTTAGATGACAACAATATTATTATTAAAAACAAAAATGGTATTCCTATAAGAGAACCAAAACCAACAGAAGAACCATTATCTGTTCCATTAGGTGGATCTGGTTATCAAGCTACAAGAAAAGTTTTAACAAAACCATATGGGTTAGATCAAAGTGAATACGATCTTATAAAAGATATTGGTTTACTTTGGAGTAATAATAAATCTTTTATGTCATCTGTAAGTAACAATGATATTAATTTTGTATTAGATATAGCTGATGAAATAGCATCAGATATGTCAACAATGATGGCTTCTAATCTAACAAGATCAACTCCAGCAAGTGTTGACACATTGTATAAACGCAACTGGTATTCTAGTATGTATGATGCAAGAGCTGCAATAGATAACGGGTGGGCAAAAATAATTAATTTGCCAGGTCGTGTTGAAGGATCTCCAGATGTCTCACAAACATTTCAAGGGTTAAATAGAAAAGTAAGTGCAGCTGATATGTCAGATTGGAGAGCTAGAAAAACAAAAGGTTTTTTAGGTACAAAACAAAAAATAAGCAAAAAGAAATTTCAAAGATTAGTAGCTACAGAAATATTAAGACCAAACAAAAAAAGTCACCCAGCAGTTAAAGAAGCAGCAAAAGAAATAACAAAAATTTATGAAAAATTTGGTAAAGCTATTGATGAAGCTGGATTAAGTTATGGAGAACAAAATATAAAAAGAAGCATTGATAGATTAACTAAAAGATTAGAAAGACTTGAAGAAGTAAAGCTTAACAAATATACAAACAAAGATATTAAAACAAGAATAAAAGATACTAAAGAAGAAATAGCTACATTAAAAAGTGAACTTGATGAATTAAAGTTAAGACCTTTTGGATCAACTAAGACATCAAAAAATTATTTTCCATTATTTTGGAACGTTTCAAAAATAAGAAGAAATAAAGAAGAAGTAATAAGATTATTAACAAATGAGTTTCAAAGAGAAATGCCGTCTGGTGCAAAAAAAAGAGCAACTGAAACTGTTAACAGAATGATAAGAGAAGAAGGTCACTTTGAAGGAACTAGCATGACTGGAAAAAGTATGACAAATTTAATGTCAAGAAAATTAGACATTAAAGACGATTGGTTTTTAAAATATATAGAACTTGATACCGAAATAGTAATAAGAAACTACATAAAAAGAATGGGTACTCATATTGAAATGGCAAAATTAGGAGATGGAGACAGACGGCTTACAAATAAATTAGATGGCATTAAAGAAAAATTTGGCAATATGAGAAAAAGTATAAACGATAACAAAAGTTTATCTGTAGCTGAAAGAAAAAAATTAACAGATGAATTAGATATTCAAGAATATCAAGTATTAGATTCAGTAGAAACTTTAAGAGATAGAGTGTTAGGAACATTTGTTTCTGGAGAACAAATACATTCATATAGTGCAAGGTCTGCAAGAGTTTTAAAAAACATGGGAGTTTTAGCTCTTGCTGGTAAATTTACTATTAACTCTACTGCTGATTTAGGAACTTTAGCATTACATTATAATATGAAAAATAGTTTTGGAACAATGTTTCAAAGAATGTTAGGTCCTCAAAACAATCCAGCAATAGGGCAAGTATTTCAATCAGGAAAAAGAGATGCAAAATTATTTGGATCTGCTTTTGATACAGTAATGCATAGTGCAAACGCAAGAATGATGGAGTTTGATGGTGTAATTCCTGGTCAAAATACTAGGTTTGAAAGTTTTTTAGAAGATAATGCTAACAGAATGTTTAAGTTTAATATGCTTAATTATTGGACAACTATGAATAAAGAACTTGCTACTGTTTTATCTGTAGACACAATTATAAAAGATTCTGTTAGACTTGCTGGTTTATATAAAAAAAATGGAAACACAATTACTAATGATGTTGCTAACGATTGGGTAAGATTAAGATCTCAAGGTTTAAAAGATAGCGATATACTTAGTATTGGAAATAATACAGGTGGTGTAAAATGGAAAAGAGTAGAGTTTAAATCTAATAAAGTTTTAGAAGAACATAAAGAAATTGGTTGGATAGAAACATCAGCAAAAATGACAGAAGATGATTACAAATATGTTGCTGATACTGATGGTTGGACAAATACAGGCATAGCAGAAAGATTTGGTACAGCTGTTCATACTGATGTTAATATGTCTGTTATGACTCCAAGTATTGCAACAAGACCGGGATGGCTTGATGGTATGTGGAAAGGAGTACCTCATAGTAAAAAATTTGCAAAAGAAAAAAAGAAAGCTCAAGAAAATATTAATAGATTAACATCAAATGTTCAAACAAATTTAGGTAGATTAAGAAAATTAGGAATAGAATTAGACAATCATGGATCACCAGATAAGTATTATAAATTTTTAAAAGAATTAGTAGATCATAAAAATCCAAATGTTCAAAAAATAGCAAATGATTTACAAAATCAATTTAAAGAAATAGATAATTTTAAAGATAGATACACAACAATATCAAGAAAATACAAGCCATTACTTTCTTTATTTTTCCAGTTTAGAACTTTTGGTATATCTGCTGCATCAAAAATTACTTTACCAACAATTCAAGGAAGAGCAAGATACCCAATGCAAGGAGCTTTAGCTTTAGTTACTTTAGCTTATTTTTCACAATATGCAAAAAACCCACAATCATTTTTAAATAAAGATTTTGGAGAACAATTTTTAACAGCTATGGAATATTCTGGTATGTCTAATTGGCTTGTTGATTTTAATAACACTATGGAAACTTTAACAGAAGCCTTGGGAAATCAAGGAATAGGCCCAGAAGGTGGTATTGGAATAAGACCAGCTTTTAATATGGATGAGAAATATACATATGATAGCGATGAAGATGCATTAGGATCTTTAGCTGGAACTCCTTTTGTTGTTCCTTTAAATATTTTACAAGCAATAACAGGACAAACTTTAGGTGGTGGATCATTATCTGATAGAGAAAGAATTAAGATGCTTTACAGAATACTTCCTTTTAATAATTTATTTTTATTAGATTTACCTTTTAATTTACCTGGTAGTACAGATCTTTTAGATGCTGGAATAACTGCTATAGGTGGAAATAATGTAGATAACGATTCTAAAAAGAAAAGATTGCAAAGGAAAAGAAGAAATAGATCAATTTTCTCTAATTAAGTGCGTTGCGTATTAACTAACAATAAGGAAAGTAAGACATTATGGCTATAAGTGTATCAGATACAACTCCAAGGATAGAGTATACAGCACCAAGTAGTGGACAAACAGTATTTTCAGTACCTTTTGCTACCGAAGTAGCAACAGATATTAATGTATATGTTGATGATGTCCAAGCTACTTATGTTGCTAGTCTTTCTGGGCAAACAGGAACAGCGTTTACTTTAAATAATGTAGGTACTGCTAACAGTACAACTGTAGAGTTTGCTTCCTCACAAAAAAGTGTGACTATTGATATAATTAGAAACGGTGCTATATCTAGGACAACAGACTATAACACCGGTGGATTCTTTGACATCGAAACATTGAATAGTGAGCTGTCAAGAATTACCAGAAACCTACAGGACTTAGAGTTAAGAATTGACCAAGCAATTAAAGCACCTATACAAGAAGGCGGTACTGGTACTTTACCGACAGCTTCCTCGAGAGCTGGAAAGCTCTTGGCTTTTGACGCATCTGGTAATGTCACCACTCAAACATCTGCTATTACTGAGTACCTTGGAGCTTTTGCGTCTGATTTAACAAACAGACCTGATGGTTCTGCATTACAAGTAGGTGACATATATTACAACACTACTCAAACAGAAACTCGTATATGGACAGGAAGTAATTGGGATTTAGTATTTGGTAGAGTGCAACCTTTATCAACAACTTACACAAGTACAGGCTTAACAACAATAACACTTACTGCCAGACCAAGCTCTGTACTTGCTATATTAGTTATTATTGATGGTGTTTTGCAAAACGTAAACAATTACACATTAAATGATAATGTTATTACATTTACAACAGCTCCTCCTATTGGATCTTCTGTAGAAATTAGAGATTTTAGCTCTACTGTTTCTTCTGGTAGCGGAACTATTGTTAATGTAGCTAGTGGATCAGAAGTTACACAAGCCAATATTGATATACCAACATTGTTAAATGATATAGCCTCTGCTACAGGAAGGATTGATACTTCTCAATTATCAACTTCTTTACAAAATCAAATATCAAATATAACAAGTGTTGAAGGAAGAACATTAGTTTTAGAAAACATTATTACGCAAAGCGGTGTTAATGTAATTACAGACCAAGGCACAAAAATTACAGCATTAGAAACATTAACATCTGGTTTAGATAATACAGTTAACGGTGCTGCATCTACATCATTAGGTCAAAGAGTTTCTGCTTTAGAAGTATTACAAGTACAAGGCTCTGGAAGTATAACATTAGATCTTAATAGAATTACTAATTTAGAATCACAAGTATTTGAAGCAGATGGATCAACTGCAAGATTAGCTACAGTTAATCAACACAACTCATTAAACGCTACTGTTAATACTCTTGACGGTACTAGTACAGCACACGCTTTAAGATTAAATAGTTTAGAAGCTATTGCAACTGGAGGTACTGGAACAAGTGTATTAGCAACAAAGTCTGAATTGACTTTTGTTACAGCTGATGCTGGAACAGCATTACAAAAAGCAAATGCTGCGGTTGCAAGTGTTTCTACATTAAGTGCAACAGTAGGTGTAAACACAGGAAACATAACATCAACACAAGAAGTAGTATCTGGTGTTGATGGAGTACAAAGCAAATATGGTGTAAAAGTTTCTGCTAATGGTTATGTAAGTGGCTTTGGATTAATATCAACATCTAATGAATTAAGTGGTAGTCATACTGCTTTTGGAGTTAATGCTGATAAATTCTGGATAGCAGATAGAACTAATCAAAATCATACTCCTACTATAGCTTTTGAAGTAAGTAACGGTGTTACTAATATTCGTGATGCTGCTATTGATTCTTTACAAGCTAATAAAATTAGAGGTGATGTTAATAAACAACAATTTGTAGAAACATCCTCATCTTCATCTTTAACATCTTCTTATGTAGTAAAAGCAACTTGTGATTTACCAGCACCAGATAATACAGGATCTACATCTGAAGGTCATGCTGCTATGGCTATGGCTAGTTTATATTTTAGTAGCACATCTGACGGTGTGCATGGAAAATTAACTGCTTGTACTTTAACAGGAAGCACAGAAGGTACTGAGTATGTATTGCATGATGTGTATGAAGATTGGTATGTATCTACGTTACATCTTAACGCTAGAGTACCAGCACAAATATCTGCTTCAGGAAAAGTAACAACTGGGATTAGATTTAAACTATATGCAAAACATGATGGTACTTCTTGTAATTTAACTAAAGGCAATATACTTGCCATGGGATTAAGATAATGCCTAAATATACAGCACAACAAATAGAAGAAAGACAAAATATTTTAGAAGCTCAACAAAAATTAGTACAAGAAAAGTACGAAACAGAACAAGAGCAAGCGCAAATACAAAAAGAAAATCAACAATTTAATTTAGATAATTCTGTTGATGGTTACTATATACAAGTATTAGGCGATAATGAGTATGGATCACAAATAGGTCCAAATAAAATAGATAGTAGTTATGAAATTATAATACCTTTTATTGGTTTAGTAAGTCCGGGTTATGAAATATATATAGAAAGAAACAATGCTGGTGTGCTAGAGCAAAGAATAAGAAAAGAAAATTTAGGATATAAAGCTGAAAGAAAATTAAATTACCCAAGCATACCAGAACAATTAGATATGATATATCACGATATAGATAAGTGGAAAGAAACTATAAAACAAATAAAAGATTTACACCCTAAAGGAGATAACTAATGGCTATTACTACAGTACACGGTAGAATGGTAACAGATGGTTCTATTGGAACTGCTGACTTAGATGGTAGTGGTGTAACTACTGGATTTACTGGTGTAACTAAAACAGATAATGGTAATGGTACATTAGATATTATTTTTACTGCTGTTGGTGGTGCTACATATACTATTACAACTCCTGATTTATCTGGTCCAACTGGAGCTACTGGAAGTGCTGGTGTAGCTGGATCAACAGGTAGTGCTGGCGCTCAAGGTCCAGCTGGACCAACAGGACCAACAGGACCAGCTGGTACATCTGGACTAACTGTAACAAATTTTTCTGCTGTCAATAATGCTAACAATACAATTACGCTTAACTTTACTTTTTCTGATAATAGTACACATACTTTTACATCTCAAAATTTAAAAGGTGATACTGGTGCAACTGGCAACACAGGACCTACTGGTCCACAAGGTGATACAGGACCTCAAGGAACAACTGGTAGCACAGGCCCACAAGGAAATACTGGTAATACAGGGCAAACAGGCAGTACTGGACCTCAAGGAATACAAGGCATACAAGGTATACAAGGTGAAACTGGAGCAACTGGACCTCAAGGTTCTGGATTAGCAAGTGTTTTAAATGATACTACACCACAGCTAGGTGGTAGTTTAGATGTTAACGGTCAAAGCATTGTGTCTTTATCAAATGGTAATATTAATCTTTTACCTAATGGTTCTGGCAAAGTTAACCTTGATGGTAATGGATCTTCTGGTGGTGTTACAATATCAGATGGCTTAGTAGATGTTAGAACAGGCACAGGATCTATTGCTAAAATTAATTTATATTGCGAAAGCTCTAATGCTCATGCACAAACAATACAACCTCAACCACATTCAGCAAATGTAAGTAATGAATTAACTTTACCAGCTGGAGGGGATCAGGAATTAGTAGGTACAACTGCAACACAAACATTAACAAACAAAACTATTAGTTCTGCTCAATTAACTGGTGCGTTGCCAGCTATAGATGGTTCAGCATTAACAGGAATAGAGTCTGGTGGAGGACATGATAGAAACTACACAGCTAGTGGCAGTATCACCGCAGGCAAGCCATTAATCTTAAACGCTAATAATACAGTTACACAAGTCGCTGAAACATCTTCAACTATTCCCGCAGGTTTAGGAACTAACTCATCAATAGCAATATCATCATCAGTATATGACCAACAAGTATCAATGGGAGCGACAAATCAATTTATTAGTTTGTATACCTTTGCTAATGATACAAAATGTTATTTAACTCCAAATACAATATCAGCAACAGACTTAAAAACTATTACAAGTGGTGTAGAAACTAATTTTGATACAGGCGCAGAAAGAAATATTGGTATTATTTATGAACCAAATCAGGGAAAATATGTCGCTTTTCATGTAAATAGTAATAATTATCCTTGTGCAACTGTTATAGATTTTGTTAGTTCAGGTGCAACAGCAACTTTATCAATAGGCACAACAACTGTACTTGATTCAAATACTATCGCATCAAGTACATTTGATAACGATATGATAACTTATGACACATCTGCTCAAAAAATTATTATATCCTTTGTAAGAAGTAACTCGTCAGGATGGACAATGTCAGTAAGTCTATCAGGTTCTACAATTACAGCAGGAACACCTATTGCAGTTCCTATGTATGGAAGTTATGTAGGTGGAGCAAACATAACTTGTTCATATTCATCTACTGCTGATAAAACAGTTTATTTATATACTGATAATAATACAGAAGATTTATATACTACTGTTGGTACAGTATCAGGTTCATCTTTTACTTTTGGTTCAACTGCTGTTGTTTCAAATTTACCAACAGGTAATTTTAATGGTGCTGATGCTTGTGTTGGTGTTGATAATAATGGTGTTGTCGTTTTATCCTATTTAGCTCAAGATATTACACCTGCTTATACATTATTTTCACAAGCAGGAACACTTAGCGGAACAACGATAACATGGGGTTCACCATCTCAAGTATCAAATGTTACTTGTTTAGGTAATGCAAAAAATGAATGTTCCATAGAATCAATAGCATCTGGCAAAATGATAATTACAAGAGCAACTCGAAGTGACAGTCCATCAAATGCAGATGATGGAATTTTTGTTATTGTAACATCTTCAGGCACAACTGTTACTAATGGAAGTGTTCAAACTTTTTCAACATCAGCTACAAGATACCCAAGCGTTTCAACAAATTATTCTAAAACACAAGCTGTTATTAATTATGGAGACTCATCATCAATGGATGTAAATAATATTGTTTATATTGAGTCTCAACAATCAGGTGGTCTAGTTACTAATTTATCAAAAGACAATTACTTTGGTATTGCAGCTGAAACTAAAAGCAACGGACAAGATGTAAAGGTAACACGCCCAGGTTCTTTAAACAAAAATCAAAGTGGCATGACCGCAGGTAAGGATATGTATGTAACTGATGCAGGTCTCATAAAACAACGTACAACGACAACGACTACACTAGCATCAACACCAACTGTATCTGCATTAGTAGAAGATTCAACATACTATACAAATACCAATAGACTAGGTTCTCAAGCAGTAGCTTATGACTCAAACTCAGGAAGTTATGTCAGAATTATTGGAAACATGGGTAATGAATATCCTACTGTACAAGCAGGCACATGGTCTAATGGCGCAATAACTTGGGGAACAGCTACAGTATTGCAATCTCATGCCACAGGAAGTAATGCTCCAAATGTTATATCGGCAGATGGTAAAGTTATATTTTATTGGATGGCTTTAGTAAGTTCTAATTATTATTTAAATACACAATGGGCTACAATTTCAGGAACAACATTTACTCTTAATACAGCAGGTATTCAAAATATTGTAACAGCAAATACTACTACTAATAGACAAAGTGGAGTGATGGCTTATGATGTAAATGCTTCAAGATTAGTTTATAATTATTATGATTATACTAATAAAAAAGTATATGTAGTAACAGGAGAAATAACATCAACTAGCTTTACTTTTGGTACTCCATTAGAGGTTGATGATTGTTTTAATGCCTCTAATAATGCTCATATATCTTCAATAGTTTATGACGCTAGTAAACAAAGAACAGTTTTATTTTATTTACAAAAAGATTCAGGAGTTGATACTGGTAAACCAAATGCAGTAGTTTTACAAGTTGGCTCATCTACTATAACAAAAGGAACAGCAGTAGAAGTCCTAAATTCAAATATGGAAGTTTCTATACCATCTTATGCTATATACGATAGTACAAATCAAAAAGTAATGTTTTTGTGGCGACAAGATTCTCCAAATAGAATGTATTATTCTATCGGTACAGTTACAGGCGGTGGAACAAACTCTATATCTTGCACAACCCCTGTTGATTTTGGTGGTGGTTCTAGTGTTGAGGGTATAGGTATGCTTTATGATACAGGAAAATCACAAATTCTTTTTCCACATCAAACAGGCAGTCATCCAAATAGGATAGTTACTGTTAATGCCTATACATCAGATGGCTCTACATTAACATTAGCATCTTCAACAGCAAGTTCTGGTACTTTTCCTGCGATGGGAAAGGCGTGTGCGTCAGCTTATGGTACAGATAAAGGTAGTTTATTTTATTTTGCTATTGATGGTGAAAGTAAAAACGGACAAGTTACATCTTACTTTGGCTCAACAACATCAACTGTAGTAAATGGATCGCAGTTTGTAGGTACTGCAAGAAGCGGAACAGACCTAGAATTATCTGAGTCACCAACAGAATTAATTGCAATGGCTAATGGTTCTATTACTAAAGGCAAGCCTGTTATTCTAAGAACGGATGGTGACTTTGCTGAAGTTGGTGGTACAAGTAGTTCAGGAAGTACAGTTAGTCCTGAGACACAACAAATATCTGGTCAACAAAACACCGAAGATAAATTCTATATTGCAGATAATGGAAATGGTATTTTTGCTGTTGTTTCAATAACAAGTCACAGAGCAAGAATTATTCTTGGTGAAGATACAGGAACTTCAATAACGTGGGGAAGTGAAGTAACTCTTGATGATACAAGTGAAAATATTACAGGTGTTTCAGTTTATTATGACTCTGTAGAAGATAAATTTATTGCAACCAATGTAAGTGGTGGCTCACAAAATGTTTGCTCTTATATTGTATCTTATAGTGGAACAACAGCAACTAAAGGAACACAATCATCTTTATTAGCTTTAGGTTTTCCAAATAGTAACTACGTTTTAGCCTCAGATTATAACACAACAGATAAAAAAGGAATTGTATGTATTGGTAAAGATACAGGTAAAATGTTTACTGTTACAGTATCAGGAACAACTATAACTCAAAGTGCTTTATCTTCTCAATTTAGTGGATCAAGCAACTCAGCACAATTTTTTCAAATGGTCTACGATAATACAAATAGTGTTGGTTATATAACTTATAGAAATGAGGCAATTTCAGATTATCCTTATATTCAAACATTTACAGTATCAGGAGATACTTTTAGTTTTGGTACTGAAACTGTAATACAATCACTAGCGGCAGATGGATATGTTGGAGTTGCAGAAGGTTCAGCAGATGGAAAAGGTGTATGTGTAGCATGGAGAAGGTCAGGAACTGGTATTAACTATATTACTCCAACATTTAGCGGTCTTGTACCAACGATAGGTGGCGTAACTACATTGTCAGGTGGTCAAGTTCCTGATACATCACTTTATTGGGAAGGAGCACAAGTTGTAAACTATAACCCTGTGTCACAATCATTTATTCTTGCTTACCAAGATACAAGTGGAAAATATGACATAATTACTAACAATGGTACAGTATCAGGCGGTACTCTTACCTTTAGTGATTATGATGTTGTATATCCTACAACTAATGCGTCTCAATATTATGCTATAAGCAATCCTACAGGTAAAAATGCAAATAATGTTTTTATAATACAACAAAGATATAATCAATCTACTTATAAAACAGCAGGTTCAATATGGGGTGCATCTTACAACAATACAACAACCAATTTAACGTCTACAAACTTTATAGGATTTGCTCAAAATACTGTTGCAGATAATGAAGATGTAAAAGTAAAAGTAATATCACAAAGTGATCAGAATCAAACAGGACTAACAATAGGTTCACAATACTTTGTTCAAACTGATGGTACTTTGTCAACTACAGCAGGAACTCCATCTGTATTAGGTGGAACTGCATTATCAAGTACAAGTTTATTAATCAAGTCATAAGGAGATAATCATGGCGCAGACTATAACATGGAATACTAACATTGAGGGCCAAGCTGATAGATTGAATACTTCAATTTATTTGTTTGAAGATTCAGATGTTATTGATATAGCATCTGACCAGACAACTGTTAGTGACAGCGATGGTAATCCTACTTTAATAATCTCTGATGTAAATAGTGGTAACGCAACTTTACATACTGGTGTTGAAACTCCAGAAGATTATTTTGGTTGGAAATATACATATGCTGATAGCACATGGACAGCTGTTGTTGGTTGGGTAGATCCCAGACTAGAAGAAGAAGAATAATAAATGTCTGGTCTTACACCATTAGAGCAAGGCAAACTTCTTGAAGCAGTAAATAGATTGTCGGACCAGGTGGAAGATCTTAATGACAGACTTTTAGTAATGGAAGCACAGGTTGCAAGAGGTAGAGGATTACTCTTTGGAATAATTTTTGCAGCTGGTGGTTTATCAGCTGGTCTAACAAATTTTTTATCCACATACTTTGGAGGTAACTAATGAAAAAATCATTAGCAGTAGTATTTATTTGTACGTTTACCTTTGTTGGTTGTGCATCATCACACATAAATGTGAGCACAAATGTACCAACAGGGAAAAACATATCAATTAAGATAGAAACTACAGACAAAATAGATTAGTAGTATTTAAACAAACACAGAAGCTCATACAGTTAATGTTTTAATTCTGTATCTTCTACTATTCAAACAAAATTTTAACTGTACTGGTGCTTATTTATAGGAGAATTTTTTCTGATGATCGCATTACTCGGCTCAGTTTTGGGCTTTACATCCAGTACTCTACCAAGTGTATTAGGATTCTTTGAAAAAAAACAAGAACACAAACAACAACTAGCATTATTAGAAGCTCAAGCTAAATATAAAGTGTCTGTTGCTCATGCTGAAGCTGATGGAAAAGAAGCTGAAGGATTATACAAGCATGATTCAACACTAGCTACTCACTCTGCCAAGTGGGTTACAACTTTTGCTAGTACTTGTAGACCAGTCATTACATATTTATTTTTATTTTGCTACTTAGGTGCAAAGACTGTTGCTATTGTGCAATCATATCAAAATGGTATAGAGTTACACAAGAGTATTGATTTGATCTACACAGAATATGACGCTGGTATCATGGCTAGTATAATTTCTTTCTGGTTTGGTCAACGTGCTATGATGAGGAGAAAATCGTGAAGGTATCAGACTCAAGTGTAATATCTATACCATTAAGAAACTTGGTAAGTTTAGTTGGTGGTGCAATGATACTTGTTTATGGTTACTTCGGTGTAACAGAACGATTAAATTTTTTAGAGCATGAGTTAGAACTACAAGATAAAGATATTATTCTTAACTCTGAGTTTAGAATTAAATGGCCCAGGGGAGAGATGGGTTCTTTACCAGATGATGCACGTCAAGACATGATGATTGATATGTTAAAAGATGAAGTGGCTACAATTAAAACAGAACTAGAAAAACAATAGGAGCTAATATGATTAACCAAGAAACTTTTTTAGAAGATGTAATAGAGGATGACCAACAAGTATATGTCATACCTTATGCAGACAAGTTAAGGATATGCGTTAATAACAAAACAGTCTGGAAGCCTATGACTGTTGATGCGTACATGCACTTTATTGTTGGATGTATAGACTCAATGCAAGAGATGAGAAGATTAAACAAATGCAAGTGTGGTAAAAACTAATGCCTATGCCACCTGTACCAGAGGAAGAATTGTTAGAAGTTCTTACTGCTGATGAAAGTTTCAACAACAGATACGAAGCTGCTGAATCTTTAGGATTAAAATACGCAACCTATATGCAAAGATTACATAAGGCTAAAAACTTACAACCTGATTTTGAAATACCAGATCTTCCTAATGAAGAGATGGACATAGAAGAATTAGTACAGACTGTAACAGATAGATACGAAAGAAGAGCTAAAGCAAAAGATGCTCAAGACTGGATTGATATTAAAGTAAATATTGATGGGCCTATAGGTATACTATGGATGGGAGATCCACACATAGATGATAACTACTGTAACTGGACTAGACTAAGAGAAGATATAAAGCTTATACAATCTAACTCAGCTATTAAAGGTGCGTCTATAGGTGACGTTCATAATAATTGGATAGGGCGTCTCAGTTTAAAATGTAGCCCTGAGCAAGAGACCACTACGGCACAGACTTATGCTCTTATACATTGGCTTATAAACAATATGGATCCTCTTATATTAATTAGAGGTAACCATGATTGTTGGACACCGTTTCATAAGGATGCAATGACATGGATGTCACAACCTAAAAGCATTACCAATGACTGGCAAGTAAAGTTTAAATTAAATTTTCCTAATGGGTATAGTCTTAGTGTAGATTCTCGTCACGATTTTCCAGGTCACTCTCAGTATAATCCTCTTCATGCTCAGATGAAAGCTTCTCTTTGGAATAGTGATGCTGATCTGTATATTGCTGGTCATCGTCATAACTGGGCAATCCAGAAAATAGAACAACGAAATGGGAAAGTTGCTTCGTTAGTTCGGTTAAAAGGATATAAAGATTACGATCAGTATGCTGTTGAGAAAGGGTTTTCTCAGCAGAAACATGGTCAATCAATACTGCAAGTGATTGATCCATACTCTTCATCAGAGTCAAAACAGAATTTCTTTGAGAATCCTCAAGAAGGTCACGACTTTCTTTTGTATCTTCAAGATAAGTATGGTAAAGATCCACATAAGAAGTAAGAATATTTTTATCTAATACTTCTGCTTTCTTACAACCATGCATTATAGTTGAATGATCTTTGTTAAACTTGTGTCCTATTTGTGTGTAAGATAAGTTAGTAAATTTTCTTGATAAGTAATAAGATATAAATCTAGCGTTGACTATAGCTTCGGTACGTCTTGAGCTTTTGATTTCATCCCATGAAGTATTGTTATCTTCTAATACTTTATTGATAACTTTGTTAAGTGATTTGTTTTTGAACATAAGATTTCCTTTATAACATTTATATTTTTTTTTGGTACGCACTAAAAAAATAACCAGAGATCGCCGTTAAGAAATCTCTGGTTAATAACTTCTAAGACACAATGATAGACTGATAACCTTATAAGTTTAATGGAGTGTTATCAGTCCTTAGAACGGTATATCACTATCATGTTTTTTTGATTCTATAGCTGGTGTTGATGCAGACGTGTCTGTGTTTGCGTCAGATTTTTTGTCAAGAATCATAATCTCTCCACCAAATGACAGCTCAACACTATACATCTTAATTGTTTTACCATCATCTGTGTCCATCTTATAGTACTTAAGATCTCCTTTGATGTATAGCTTAGCACCTTTCTTTATATATGGAATTATATATTTATCTATTGTGCTTTCATTCCAGACTACTACTCTATGCCATAATGTTTCTTCATCATTAGCACCAGTCTTAATCTTTGTTGCTATAGAAAGTACGGCATACTTCTTGCCGTTGTTTGTTTCTTTAATCTCTGGATCATTCCCTAGATTACCTATTAGTTCTGTTGTTGCAAGTGTACCTGAGTAACTCATTTTATGCTCCTGTTATCATTGTTGTTTTTAAAATCGTCTGACTCTACGTCACTATAGAATGTAGAGTATACATCAACACATTTAAGAACGACTCTATCATGCGCTCTCTTCTCTGCCATAGCCAAAGGGTATGCGTTGTGTGTATTCTTACTGCTAGTCTCACCAAAGGATTCAATTTGTAATCCTGTTACTGTATTCTTTGCAGTTGCTTTAAGATATATGTTGCCTAGTATTTCTTTAGGCTCACTATATGTTACGATAATTTTATTGTAAGCAGCAATTCTTTGGCAAGCTTGGTTACTTAATATCCATTGCTTGTTTTGTTTTAACTGCCATGCAAGTTTATCGTTTGGTTCTATGTCTGGGCAAAGACTTTTAATCTTTTCCCACGCTTGTTGTTTATCCATTGTGTTATCCTTTTAGTCTTATTGATAGGTCATTTCTTTTATTACGGCTGACCACAACACCGTTGCAAGTAACAGACTTTGCGTCATCTGGTACTAATTCTTTGAGAGCTTCGGCTGTTTGTTTGCGTCGATCCTCAGACTCTTTGGCAGTCTGATGCTCGACTTTATAATCGTAACTTAAGTTGTTAAACTCATTACCAAACGCTTCGTCTTTCCTCTCATCAAGATTATATATCACACCTTTGTCTGTTGCAATCTTTAACTTCTTGTTTATATTATCTTTTGTCCAGACAGGAAGCGCTCTACTAAACTCTTCGTCATCCATCATCTCTTGTTTAAACCAATCATCAGTCTGGAAATTTTCTATTAGATCTATTATATCTTTGCATCTATCATAATAAGTTTCAATAAATTCAGAGTCTCTATATACAGTACAATAATCATGTGATGCATTACCAAATATACAAGAGAATATTATTACTTCTTCACCAGATACCATCATATGATGTTGTAATTGTGGATAATAATAAGCCATTGCTTTGTCTAATGTATTACGTTCATTAGTGTGTTTAACTTCTACAATATATTCATTATAAACAGCGTCTACTGTACTTACTAATCTACCTTGATAACGTTTAAAATGTACTTGTTCAGTTAATACTTTTGGACCTAAGATATTCCAATCTCTGTTAAGTTTTTTCTTTAACCATTCCAGATGGAATGACTCAGTTAATATACCTAACTGTACTGGTAGCACAGCAGACAAATCATCTGGATCTTTGAGAAAGAATTTTTCTTTCATCATGTTGGTTATCTTTCCGGTGGCTATACTAATAGCATCACTGCTACCTATTCTTGTACTGTAGTATAGCTGTCGTTCTCCTTCTTTATATTCATAGTTCATTGTTTACTCCTTAAGTTGTTGGCATACTTGTTTATGTAAAGTGATTAAGAATTTTTTAAGTATGCGTTTTGGTATGTCTACTTCGTTACTGTACTTAATCAATACAGCAATAGTAGGGTAGTCACCTGTAGTTATTACTTTAGTACAGGCATATTCCAAAGCTACTAAACTGTATTCTTTTAGTGCTTCGTAATATAAGTTAATAAAATTATCAGCATCGTTATCTGGTATTATCTTGGGCCAAAGTAAAAATACTTTAGACAACAGCTCAACAAATGCTTCTTCATCTAATGGTACTAATAACTTAGTAACATTAAATAGATCTGCTTCAACATCATCTAAGGCATTACTTAGTTCTGTCTGAGATAGAGATGATGGTATCTCTATCTGTGCCAGAAACTTTACTCCTTCCAGATATTGCGTTGCGAATTTTGTCAGCGGCATCCGTGCTTTCTGCAACAGGGTATTCATCTGTCCATCTTCCTGATTGTAGCCAGTTGTTTGCGTGCTGTGTGTACTGATTTGATTCTTTAATAAATTTTTTGTATCGTCTTGCTCCATCTATTATCTCCTCCGATGTTGCATCACCATCTTGTATTGCTAATACAAAGTAGTATTGTGCTGACCACTTGTTAGTATGTAGGGGGTATTGTTCCCAGAAAGAATTAAACTCTGATTCTAAGTTAGCCTTCTTTAGGTCTTTTGGTTTTAATATTTTCATCATGTTCCTCTATGTTTATTCTACACTGCAAAGCAGTAGCCCATGATGTAAGATTAAATGCACCTGGACTACGATCTCCACACTCCCACTTAGATACAAGACCATCGGCATTGCCCATTACATGGTCAAGGTCAGACTGTGATAAGCATAACTCTTCACGTCTAACCTTAAACATATAGACTAATTCCCAATACCAGTCTGGCTTGTATTGTTTAGTCTGCCTTGTACTTATCCATGATTGTAGATCCATGGCTAAGCATAGAATTGTTTTAGATCTTAGGCAAGTAAGTTTCTGCTAACTTGTTGTAAACAATATCAAGATCTACTGGCCCATGTAACTTAGGTTTGTAATTTGTCATGTGATAATCACAATCCATTTTAATTTTTTCTTCTAAGTTATTAAAGTGCCATGTAGGTTTAGTTACAAATGTTACATCATCTTCTATATATTTAACTTGATAGTATTGATCTGCATCTGTAACCATTAAGAAGCTATAACCATGACTATCATTAAGTTCTTTTAATGCGTCATTATATAACTTATCTATCGCGTTAACACTTTCTTTTGCACGCTGTAGTTTTTCATACAACTCTTTCAAAGGTTTTATTTCCTTTGAATGTTTTTTGTTTAATCCTGATATAAGTTTATCAGCATTATCTCTTAGTCTGTTAGTTAGTTCTGTTTTTATTTGCGCACTTAGTCTCATTGTATTCTCCTTTTAACTAATGCACTGATGTCTTGAATAACATCAGTTATGTTGACCAGTTTTTTTAATGATACATTAACAACATACTGGTCTGGACTATTGTTAATGTATTTCTCTGCTTCATCTGTTGAGTTAGCTTGTACTACATAATCTACTTCAACAAATCGCATCTCTAATCTTTTAGTGTGGTACTCTTTCTTAGGTGTACCAGTTCTACCTCTGATTCTACCTCTACTAGTCATGCGTATATCCAGCATTTGTATTCACCACACTCACCATTATCTGCTTCAACACCACAGTACACGCATATGCCTTCTTTCTTTGCTTGTTCTAATTGTTCCAGATGTTCTTGAGCTTCAGCTGCCCAAGTATTAAATGTTTCTTTACTCATAGTTATCCTCCATTGTGATTTTATATTCACTGGTAGTGTGAATAATTTTTTTGTTTCTATGCTTACCGTGTACTAATTCCACAGGTATACTACCATTTACTGTTACGTTACATAACAGTACCGCAAATAAAAATATCGTGTTTGTTATTAGGTTCTTCCAATGAGTATTCACCCTTACCTCCCACAGTAATAGGTAATACTAGGGAATAAATACTATATAACTAGCTTGACAGTTACGTTTTTTTTAGTGTCAGTTTATAACTAATTGTACTTGTATTGTAATAAATAACACAAGTATAAGTACTGTAATTATTAAAGCTTTTGCACCGCTATCCATTAAAACTCCTCTACTATTTCAGACGCATCAATAGTTATTTCGCATCTGGTATTTTTTGTACTAGCTTTATTTATCTTATTAATTATTTTGTGATAAAAATCTTTTGTCTCATCATCTTGTATACTACATAGGTATAGTATACTTGTCAGACTTTGACAGTCATCTTCGTTTAAATATATTGATGTCATTATAACTCCTTATCATTGTGTTTGTGTTCTGCTACCCAGATACAATCTTTTAATTCATCTCTATAGAATTGTTTTTCTCCATGAGTTATAGCTTTACGAAGCATTTTTCTTGCTCTTGTAATGCGTTCAATCAATCGTATCTTACTGTCGTTGACAGGATTATCTTCTGGTATCATCATCAATCATTCCTTTATTAAGTATTCTTCTGCGACCTTGACGAGTCAAACCAAAGACTCGTTGCTCACATCCAGATAATCCTTTACGTTTCATTACTGGTATTTCACCAGCAGTTCTAACGTTACCATTCCAGTTAGCTTGGAAATCATGGAACACAAATGCGTACCCACCTTTAACAAGCTGACTTAATCTTGATGATACAGACACTTCTTTAGATGATATGTCATAAGCTATGTGTGAAAAGGTGCTGCCTCTATGACCAGCACGCCACATACTATGTAAAATTTTATCATCAAGAGTAACTTTAACTTTATTCTTAGATGTTACTGGATCTGTCTTGCGGTAAGGTGTAGCTGTATATAGTTCAACTACTTTGTCATCATAATCTACTATCATTACTTTTCTCCATTATCTTCTGTTGCAAGGTCATCATTCATGGCGTTAATAAAACCACCAATCATTAGACCTTTGTGTGCCTCACTAAGTTCTGGGTTATTTAATATATCTATTACATTACCCATTACATGGTCGACATACTTGGTCTTGTATTCATCAAGATAACCACCGTTATCTTTGATTACTTTGTTCTTCATGCCAGTAACTAAAGCGTCAGCTGGACTTGGTATTTTTTTATCAGTCATTGTGTTCTCCTATATGATAAAATTATTATAGCACTATACACATTAATCCACAAGCTTTGCTATATTAAACTTGTTTAATCAGATGTTATGTTTTTAACAAACGTAAGTTCATCTGCGTTCTTATCAAGACGGGCCTCTATTATTATTATATTGTTAATAGAATATTTATATGTTCGAGATCCGTCATCATTTATTTTATGAGTAACTCTGTGGTCACACAATGTGTGACTGTTACTAGATGATGTGCCTACCTTAATGGTAACACGACCATCTTCTTTATTACCGTATGACTTGCTGCTTTTATATGCACAGTTAGTCACGTCATTCCAGATTGGGTATTGTCTAGTCATTGTCATCTCCTTTTGGTTATAA